GCTCGATGTCGCCCTCGATGGAGACCTTTGCAATGCCGTGGTGCTGAAGGTCCACTTATCCCGTCAGGCTGACCGTGTATCCCAGCTCGAACGGATCGTTGTTGAACAGCGTGCGCGGATTCGTGAAGCGTGCGCACGATGGCAGAACGCCGGACGTGCCACCCTTGGTATTGTCAGAAATCAGCGCCGCACCCTCGACCGTGATAGACGTCGTGCAGACGATCGTGAACTGAGCCTTCGCCGACAGATTCCCGATGACCCCGGCAGCGGCCGCGCCCGGCACCCACTGCGGGCGTGTGAGCTGCGAATAGCCCTCGGTGTTCGAGGTGATCTCGGACATCGTGGCAGCGAAGTTGGCCGCGGTCAGTGCGGCACTCGGGTTCACGGCGCCGCTGAAGAGCGCCAGATAGAATGCCGCCTGCTTCGAAGTTCCGCCGAAGTAGGTGTTCAGGATCGACAGGATTCCGGCATCCGGCAGAAGGTTGTGGTCGATGGCTTCCTGTTCGTCGCGACCGGCGACGGAATGGAAGTAGCTGCCGATGGCGTGCACCTGCTGTTTGACGAACACAACACCGCTGGGGGTGATCTCGTAGTCGCGATTTCGCAGGGCTCGCGCGAACTCGCGTGCATGCTTGAGGAAATTCATAAGGGTCTCCTAGAAAACAAGGGAAATGGCCTGCCGGCCGACGATCGCCAGTTGACCCCGCTGCGCGGTAAGCCGGATGCGACGCTCCTGCGGCTGCATGAGCGACCCGTCCGGCTGGCCGATGACGAATCCTGAATGCGAGAGCCACATAGCGGCCTCGCCGGTCTGGCCCAGCTCGTAGCGGGGGCCAACAACCGATAGATCAATGAGGCGGTCCGAATGCGGGATCGGCGCGGTAGTGCCAAGCCGCGTCCGCTTCCAGTCCTTCGGGGTATCACCGCCGTAGAACACGACGCCTTCACGGGTGCCGACGAAAACGCCGCCGCGCACCGGCGCAACCATGTCGATCGGCTGCGGCTCTTGAATGAATCCCGTGATCGGCGAGTAGACGCCGTAGCGCATCGGCTCGCTGATGCAGAGCGTGCGCCCGCGAGCGACCAGAAGCCGGCCCTGCCAAGCGCGAACGATCGAACCCGGCGGCATCTGGCGCAGGCGGGCCGAATCGATCGGCCTGCCGGTCGGAGAGTTGCCGACGAGGAAGGGCACGCCCATGAACGCATCGTCGGCGCGGTAGAGCACATCGCCGCCGGGCGTCGTGCGGTACACGCGCGCGGCAGTCACCGTCGGGTCGAGTGCCGGGGGAATCGTGACCGTGATGCCGCCACCCTCGGGGACGTCAACGAAGCGGATGTAGGAGATTACGCCTTGCTCGTCCCCGCGAAGGTAAGCAACCGCGACCCCGTAGCGACCGGCAGTCATCCCGCCGGCGGCAGCCGGGGCCAATGTGCCGAGCCGACCGTCTTCCACGCCCAGCGGCAGCACGTTGTCCTCTTCGTCGATCACGCCGATCCACGACGGGTTCGACGCAATGACCTTCCCGGTGATCTCCGCATAGCTCGTCGGCAGCGCATTGGTCAGCGTCGCCAGTGGCACCGCCGACGCCGCCGTGCCAAGCAGCGAAACCCTGCACAGATCCGATCCGCGAATGCAGAACGCACGCCGCTGGTCCTTCGTCGACCAGAGGCTGTGCGTATCGCCGGCGGCGCCGAGCGTTCGCCCAGGTCGTCGCCGCACTCGGCCGTCTCGGTCGAAAGCAACGTTCACGGCGTCCCGCACAGCGCCGGTTGGCAGTGCCGTGTCGTCGGATACATGGTCGATGCCGACCGTATACGGGGGAAACGCTCGCTCGCTCATTGCACTGATGGCGCACCGACGCCGTTGCCTTGGACATCAAACGGCACGACCGCGCGGGCCGTGCTCCCGCATCCGTGTGGATTGACGAGCGGAGTTGCTGGCGAGCCGAATTCCGCCGTATCAAACGCACTCGGCGCGAGGCGCCACGCCATTCGCGGATCGCCTGCATCGCCGTGGATGCCGACTACAGTGATAATCCGATCCAGACGTGCTGCCCCATAGCGCGACGTGTCATCGCCATACGGCTTGAGCTTCCCGGCCTCCCATCGATCGACGTCGCCGAAAACCTCAGCATCGATCCCAAGCCCCCCGAGCGCGACGATGTTCCGCGCGGAACATGCCGGCACGCCGGTGCCGCCGTGGGATTTGCCACCGGCGAGCCCAATTTCACGGTGGTGCTGGGCAATGCTCGGGGCGCCGATCGCAGCGAAGTCAATCCCGCCGATGGCGTAGCCCTTGCGTCCGTGCACGCGGAGTCGATCCGAGAACGACCCGGGCGAGAAGCTGACTTCCGCTGCATCCTCGCCAATCGTGTAAAGGTGTCGGATCTTGAAGTCGACGTAGGCCGTGCCCCATGAACCTGCCGCAGGGCCAGCCGGCTCAAGGTAGCGCGGTGCACGGCTGACCAGCGGCGGACGCTGCACATATCCCGCATCGAACCCGGACAGCAGCAGGGACCGATTGAAGTTCTGGACAGTTGTCGTCCCGGCAATGGCAAAGGCGGTGCCCTGAGCTGTCAGCGTCCGATTCAGCGGCTCCGGGATCGTCAGCACCGGCGCCCCGTATCCGCCCATCTCGTAGCCGTAGGCGGTCAGGCCGCGGTCACCTCCGCCAATTTCAGGAACCCCGTATTTCCACGAGTAAAGCCCGGTCACGTTGATCCAGCGTCGGCGATTGCTGACCGAAGCAATGCCTGTGTTCAGGTGGCTCGGAATGTCATCAGCGTAGATTCTCCGGTGCTGGTTTGTGACGGCTGGAGCGCCGAAGAAGGGGCGTGCACCACCATCGTTTGACCCGGTGTAATCCATGAAATGCCAGTCGTTCCCGTCGTGGTTGTCACGCGCCTGAGCCGGGGCGAAGAAGGTCGCCCAAATCGTGTGAGGATCAAGCCGCTGCCGCGAGAAGGAGGCGGCATTGATCCCTTGCGGGGCCGCGTACTGCGTCTGGTTGAAAGCAGGAAAGCCGAACTGCGTGGCGAGATCCAGCGGGATCGAGGGAACTGCGATACCGTACAGGTCGACCGTATGCCCGTTGGGCATCTGCTTGGGCTCGATCCCCTGTGCGAACAGAACATTCGAGCGGACGGTGTGGTCACCAATCCCCTGATCCGCGCCATTGATGATGTCCGAGAACCCGACCGCGGCGATCGTGCGCGTGTAGGGCAGATACGGATTGTCCAGCTCGACCCTGGTGTATCGGTCGATCGCCCAGGCTTTGAAGCCGAAGACGCTGCTGCGCTGGGTCCGATCCTTGATGACATGCGCGCCGAACAGCTCCGTGCGGCTCCCCTCGGCAGACACGAAGCGGTACTGCGTGCGGATCGCCGTTTGCCCGAACAGCGTTTGCTCGTAGCCGAACGCGCCCAGCTCCGGTGTCAGGTTCCGAACAGTCGGGAATCCGGTGCGCTCCTGGAAGTTGAATCGCGGCGCGATGATGGTGAAGTGCTCATAGACCGCATGCGCTCCGGTCTCGTCGCCCTTGGTGATGGTCGGCACCGGCAAGTACTGCACCGAGTTGAAGACCGTCTGCCCGCCAACGTTGCCTTCCGGGATGCCCTGATAAAACGAGATCGTGCGGATGGCGTCGGCAACGAACGCCGTGCCCATCTCCGGGCCGGCATAGGGGAAGAACTGGCCGACGGTCCGGTTGAGATTGGCCGCGACCGTGGTGCCGAAGGAATCCGTCGCCGTGCCCACGGGCGCCAGCACGCGCGCATCGTTGTAGACGACGTGCCAGCGCGTGAGTCCGCCGGGTTCGATGCCATCCAGCCCAAGGTAGCGGATGCGGTAGGCGACCAGCGACGCGCCGTCGGCGCTGCTGTCAGCGATGCTCGGCGCCCTGAGCACACGCGCCGTGTTGTCGATGAATCCACCGATCGAAACCTTGGACTGATTGAACCCGTAGGCCTGGATTGCCCGGTTGCGATTCTCGATGTAGTTGAAGTTGCCGAAGTACGGCCCCCAGGTCGCCGGGCCGTCGGTGAATGGGGCAACGTACTGGCGCAGGTTGTAGATCGTCGCCGGCTGGACCGCGCTCTGATCGCCAACAGTGTGCGCGCCCAGCGTGCGGACATAGCGCTCGACCGTGACAGTCCCGAAAGTGCCGTAGGGAATGCCGACAGCCGAGACCGTCCGGCTGTTGTCGTGGACCTCGCTGCTGCCGAACTGACTGGCGTCGAATCCAGCCGGCGCGATATCGCGGTGAAAGCCGAGCGTTGCGGATCCAACTGATAGAGACGTGAATGCATTGGGCTCGACGTGGCGAACCCTGAAGTTGATCGTCGGGGTGCCGGCCGCACTCTGGCTGATCGAATCGACATCGACATAGACCAGCGTCGACGTGAGCTGCGCGGCTCCCCACTGCGTCGCATCGAGCGCTGGCGGCGTGACGTGTCGCCGGTAATGCGTGACAGTCACACTGCCAACACCTTCGGGCGCGACGCCTACAGCCGAGACGAAGAACTGCCCGAGTCTGACCGAGACATTCGCGCCGAACGTCGCCTGATCAAAGCTGCCCGGCAGGATCTTGTTCGTCTGATCGAAATAGATCGCGCCGTAGTCGCTGACAGTCCCCTCGAAGCTGTCCGGGTAAACGATCTGCGTCAGGTTGTAGGCGGTCGCGCTGCCGAAAGCACCGCCATTGATCCCCAGCGGAGCAATCGGGTAGGTGACAATCTCTTGAACATGCGGCGTGCCGACAGGCCGCGGGGCGATCCCGTAGGGCGATACCGCCCGATCGTAGTTCTCGACCGTCAGGAAGTGGCTGACGAGAAGGTCCGACTCGCGTCCAGGCGGCTCGATGTACCGGGTGAAGTTCTCGACCTTCGGCGTGCCAACATCCAGCGGCGCCATGCCGTCGAGCATGATGATCTGGGTCGGGTCATAGTTCGCGACCGTGGTGCCGGTGCCGAAAGCCCCCTGATCCAGCCCGATCTGATCGATGTAGCGGACGCGGTACTCGATGCGCAGTGCTGTCGACGCGGCACCGGCGGAGATGCCTTGCGCCAGCAGTTCGCGGATCTCGTGCGACACGATGGCCGTGCCGTACTTCGCCATGTTGGTGCCGGTGACCGGCAGCGTTCGGTTGAACAGCTCGACGCGCGCAGTTCCGGACGCGAAGCCGGAGATTTTCCCAGCACCAGCACCGGCAACGTCTCCACCGATGAACTGGACGAGATCCGCCTTGTCATGCAGTGCCGGCGTACCGAACGTCAGCGCCGGCGGGATGCCGTAAGGCTCGACAACCTGGACCACCTTGATGAGCGGCGCGCCGTACTGGTCGACCTTGATCCCATCGGGCGCTATGAACTGCGTGTAGATGATGGTGATGCTGCCGAAAGCTGCTGCATTGAAGCCCTCGGGGAAGACGTCCTCCGAGTTCTTGGAGATCAGCGTGTCGCCGAACTCGGACGCATCGAAGCCGGTCGGTCCGAAGCCAGATGCTTCGATGAACTGGAGGGGGACATTGAGCGGGTTCCAGCCAGTGTTCGACTGGAGGAACTGGAAGTCGACGCGCCCGCCGCGGGCGGCAGGCTTGCGGTAGGCAAAGCAGCTGCCGACATCCCCAGGATCGATGCCTTGGACAAAAGCACCTTGCGCCACGTTCTCAATCGCCGGAGATCCGAAAACGCTCGAATCGATGGCGCCGGTCTGGGTGACTGGCCGCACCGTGTCGCCAAAGTCGATCCGCACCGATACGGCGGTGCAGTCTTGCCTCGCCTCGGCGAAGTTGAAGTCGACATAGGCGCCGCTGGCACCGGCCGGGTACAGAAACACCCCGCCAAATCCCAGCGGGGCGATACCTGTCGGTCGTGCGGATAGCGGCTGGTCGATCGACTCAATGACCGGGCCATAGATCGTCTGATCGCCAGCACCGGCGCCGATGACCACGATATCGCCGCCGAAGTAGAACGCGACGTTCTGCGCCGTCGGCGAGACAACCGGATCGGTGAAGTCCAGATTGACCGGACTCGATGTGCTGGCGGCGTAGACGACCGTCGAGCCAATGCGGCCGGGAGCAATGCCGTCAACGGAGGCGCCTTGAGCTGCGTTCTCGACGAGTGACGCGCCGAATGCCGACTGATCTGCGGCGCCGATCGCAGGGACAACAAGCTGTCCCCCGAAATAGAAGTTGATCGACGACGCCGGTGCTGGTGTCTGCCGTTCGTCCGTGAAGTTGAACGACAGGTCCGCGCCGGTGAGTTCGGCCCGGTACGCAATGGGATGACCGACCGTTGACTGATCGCCAAGCGTCGCGTCGAGCGCATCAAGCGGCTTCTCGACACCAGGGGTTCCAATGCCGCCCTGATCTCCAGCGCTGGCCGCCGAGATCAGCAGTGCCATGGCTTACAGCACGCCGGCTGCGTCGTACTGCGCCTTGATGAAGGAGGCGGACAGCGTCCGGTTGAACAGCGCGACTTCGGACAGCACTCCCGTGAATGAATTCGTCGCACCGTTGGAATCGTTGACGAAGGAGCCGACCATAACCTCCGCGCTTTCGGCGTCGTCCGTGGACGTCGCGCCTAGATCCATGAGCGTCGAGGTCGTGGCCTGGGTCTCGACGAGATCGCCGTCGATGTACAGCTTGCACTCCTGCGTGCTCTTGTCGAGAGTCACGACGATGAAACTGTATTGATCAACGGGGATCGTGGTCGTGAACGTGATCGCTTCGATCGCAGCGCTCGCGCTCCATCTAGCCGTAATCTGGCCCAGCTCATTCCGCGAGATCGAAAAATACAGCGTTTCTAAGTTGTTGCAGAGCCGTAGTATCGTTTCATCAGCACCTGGGGTGGCGAGCTCGGGCTTCATCAAAAGCGCGGCCGAAAACTCTCTTTGAGCGCCGATCATCCCGCCAATCCCGTTGCTGCGCGAGCCGACGCCGGATTGGAAGCGGATGCCGGAGCCGCCGGCGACAGGGGTCGTGACGTTGAACGTCGCGCTTCCCGCGCCGACCATCGTCAGCCTCTCGGGCGCGCCGTTGATCATGAAGCTCTGGAGCCCCTGCGTTTCATCCGGGTCGTCTAGGCGGTAGTAGAGGATCGGTGCGTTTACGCAGATTTCGCGTGCGTAGCCTGTAACGAGCGGCGTGCTGCCCACCATCAGGGCCTCGTAGTGCTCGAACACGTCCGCGTCGGTCAGGATCTCGTCATAGAACATGACCGGCCCCACGCGCGCATCGCTGGTCTGACAAGTGTTCGGAAAAGAGGTATTCACGGTCCCGCAGATCAGTATGCCTTTCAGATACCCGTAGTTGACATCCTGATAATTGCGCACGACGGCCGAAGCTCCAGCCAGCGACACCGTCTGCACGTGCGCGCCATCCACATAGAGCTTGACCTGATCGCCCCATTGAGCAACGAAGACAAAGTGGTGCGCGACTTCTTCGTCGAGGCCCGCGACGTCGAAGCTGAAGTAAGTCCCCCTGTTGGCCGTCATGCCGCCGCCGGAGCCACTGCCGCCGTTGATGCTGAGTCGCACAGACACAACCTTGGACGCATGGTTGTAGACGATCCCGGCGACATACGTGGTATAGCTGGCGCTTATGTTGACAGTGTCGGTTCTCCGACATAGCCACAACGCCGCTTCCCAGTTCTCCTTAAGCTCGCCGACAATCTCCCCGGACACGAAGCCGGGATTCGACCGAATGCCAGTATTGTTGTTGACCCACATGGCGGGCCGCGGGAAGTAGTTACGCGACCCTCCGCCCAGACGCAGGTGTGACTTTTGCGGCGCGCCGGGGCAGAGACTGCTTTGAGGCATATTAGGTCCGTCAGGGCCAACAACCGCATTCTGAACGGTCCGCCATGCTGGGTACGGCAGTATTGTTTCGCCCGCCAACGAGGTTAGCCCACCCCACCCCGCAAGCGGCCGTTTGCGGGCCGCCAGCACATCCCAGTTCCCCAGAAACGTTGCCCCCTGATACGCCGGAATCGGCGTGATCTTGTCGCGGATCAGGGCTTCCTTGCTTGGGGAGCCATCATCATCGACGCCGAAGACAAGGTAGTCGTCGGTGTCCGCGTTGAGGCCATTGAAGAAGTATGCGCCGTCCACGTCGCCAACTGTCCGCCGAACGACGGTCAGGTTTGAACGATCCATCAGAACGACACGCTTCTGCGCAGCGACGCCATCCTCGGCGGTAATGCCGAAGATGGCGCCAATTCCGGGCTTGTGCGGCATGCCTGGGGGCTCCGATTAGAGCTTGAAAATCTTGTTCGGGCCGTTGTCCCACGTCACGATGATGTCGCCGCCGTTGGGCGTGATCGGCAGGCCGGTGGCGGTGTCGATGTACGCGATCAGCGGGGACGTGGCTTCCGTGCCGGTGTCCTTGTAGATGACGATGGCCTCGATGCTCGGGCCACTGACGCTGGTAAACGTCACGTCAGACGCATCCGCGGCGCCGCCGTCGGTTGCCTTGCCGACCAGCGTCACCGGCGTGGTCACGCGAGCGGACACGCCAACGTCGGCGAAGAACTCATGCGTGGTGAAGTTGGGCGTGTAGTTCGCCGTGTCGACCAAGAGGCACTTGACCGTATCGGTCAGCCAGTTGATCTGCGCTTCGAGGAAGCGCTGGCGGCCTTTGTCATAAAGAGTGTTGGACATGCTGCGTCTCCGTTACCACTGAGGTTTCACAGTCAGCACACGATGGAGCCGCTGCTTGCGTTGAACATTTGAGTCCCGGCGCATACCGAAGCTGCGCTCGAAACTCGCTTCATACCGATCTGCCTTCTGCTCGTCGTAGGTGTCTGCGTCGCGCTTCAGGTAAGCCAGATGCACTGCCCAATCCAACATGCGTTCGTGATGGCGCGGCGCAAACTCCGGCTCGTCATCGTCATCATCGAGCGGTTCGAGCGGCACTCTCCATAGCGACAACCGGATCGCGTCGTCGACCAGTGGGGTAGGTGAAAGCACCAGATACTTCTCGCGCTCGACGAACACGCGAGGCGCGCCCTCGTTGCGCTCCCAGCCAGGGCAGTTCTCGTCCATCCATTCCGTCGTGCGGCGACGAAGCGGCAGGCCGTTGGACTCCAGCACCACGCGATTGAGGCCGAGAATGGCCGGGTCGAGTTCGTATCGGGCGGTTCCAGCGGTGACAGAAACTTGCGTCAACGCACCGTCCTCGTCGTAGATCAGGCGCGCACGCTCTGCCGCTTCCCGGTGGGCCTCGTTGATGTACTCGACCAACTCGGCGTTCGACCACAGAAGCGGCGTCGCCAGATCATCCAGGCGGCGCCGCAGTCTGTCTTTGCACTGCTTCAGGTTCACGGCTGCGAGAGGTCGATGTCTTCGCCACCGCTGTCGCTGTCAGCCGGGGTGATCTTGGCCCAGGCCGCGTCCAGTTCCTCGCGTGATGCGTTGAACCCGAGGACTGCGTTCAGCTTGCGCAGGTTCGGCTTGCCATCGCCGTTGAACGCCGCCGGATCGTCGCTGTCCAGCAACTTGTTGATGCCGTCGATGACGAGCTGACCGCGCTTTTCCTCTTCGGTCAGAACATCGTCTTCGGCACCAACGCCGACCGGCATGCAACCGCGTGCGACCGCTTCCTTGCGGAAGCGAGGGGGGACGGTGGTGCCGCCCGGCTCAATCACGATCGTGTGGCCGCTGGTGAGGGAAATCATTTCGGGCTCATTGCCCGGTGCTTTGAACTTCATGTGCTACTCCTGTAGTAGGTGAAACAGGAAAGGGGCGGGGAATCCGCCCCTGCCGTGTTACGCGCCGCGAACGTTCGGGCCGCGATAGTCGAGGCCCTGATTCATGGCGACGCGGCCGTCGACCACGTACTGCACTTCGAGCTGGAACGAGCCCTGAGTCGGCTTGACCGGGAACGTGATGCCGACATCGCCTTCGGCCGTGGTCTTGAACCCTGTCGGGACAAGGGCGGTGCGGCCCAGCGCCGTGCAGTCGATGTCGTTCTTGTAGCGATTGCCGACATCGGCATCGCCCACGTCCGCGACCACGGTCGCCTGCGCGGCCACGAGCACATCGAACGCGCCGGCGACGACAGTCGCGCCATACGGCAGTTCGATCGCACCGTGGAAGGTGGTGTCGTCAATGTCAGCGAAACCGAACTCGATGCGGCCGTAAAGCACGTCCTGGCGGCCGGACTTCTTCTTGATCGTCATGGGGGATCTCCTTTCATCATCAGGGGGAGAGGGAAGGCGCCGGCCCGATCAGAAGCCGACGCCCGATGACGGGGATTAACCCGCGTAGTGGTCCAGCGTGACGACGCCGAAGTCTTCGACGCTGCGGTCGTAGATCGAGTAGAACTTCGGCTTCAGCAGACCGAACATCTTGTCGACGTTGATGCCGCTCTGGCTGTCGTACTGGAACTTCTTCTCGGCCCACTCCGGCGCGCCGACGTCGGCCATGCCGAGCGCCTGGGCGCCGCACAGCAGAGTGCGGGTGCCGTTCAGGTTGCCGTCACCGCCCCAGCGGGTCGTATCGGCCGCGCCGCGGTTGGTGAACACCAGCCGGTGCTCGTGGAAGACGATGCCGTCCACGGTCACGGTGCCGCCGGTGAACCACGGGTTGTCGGCGCTGCGGGGCAGGGCAGTCGTCACGGCGCGCTGGAATTCAGCGTCCTTCTTGAGCTGCGCCATCGATCCCGGACGCAGCATGCAGACGTAGTACTCCTTGCCGCCGGCCATCAACGGACGCACGTAGTGCTCGTTGGCATACGCCTTGAGATCCACGATCGTGCGGTAGTTGATGGTGTCGGCCGTGGTCAAGTTGCCCGTCACGGACGGCACCAACGCACCGTTGCGCCACATCAGGCCGCGCTTCGAAGACGGGCCAGTCACGTACTGCGCGAACGACAGGTTCGGGAACGGGCTGTTGACTCGTGCGCGACCGTCGTTGTGGAAGGCGTAGCTGATGCCGCTCAGCGTCAGGAACACCAGCTGATCGACGCGGTTCGCCAGCCAGTAGGACAGTCGATCACGCGCCAGTTCGCGGAACTTGATGACGGTCTTCTGTTCCGCCAGCTTGCCCTTGTTGCGGACGCTGTGAGAGATCAGATCGATCTCGATTTCCTGATGGAACGACTGCATGGCCTCTT